GTGAATAGTAAATATGCGTCTATAATTTCTGTGCGTCCCCCAAGTTGTCCACTTGTTTTAATACCTAAAATCATAGGGGAAGTAATACGATGTGCTGTAAGTATCTTTTGTTGAACCATATCATTTAAATTCATATAATACTCATCAGTACCATTTGAATTGATAGGTTCTATTTTTGGTGCGTTTTCAGGCGAATCAACATCAATATACATTAGAGAACCAGCGTTATTAGTTCCACTATATTGATTCCTTAACATTGCTTCTATTTCATTTCGTTGGTCTGGGTCAGCATTTAGAAATGTTGTAATAGCTAATGAAGGTGTTAATCCATTTTTTAAATTATTGCTATGGAAATTATCTGTTTCTATATCTACTTCAACTACCCTTAAAGCACCTGCGTAATCAGGTAGTGGATAATACTTTTGTCCAGGACGGTAAGGATTGTAAACATAAACTTGTTTTGGTTCCTCTGCTCGTTTAGCTGGATTAAAAGTTGGGAGGTAGGGCAGTTCAACGTTTACGCCGGCACTTTGATACTGATTATAGACCCCACCTCCAATGCCGTATTTGTATTTTTCAGCCCATTCGTCTGAAATGTAATAACCAGGTATCTTACCTGCTTTTGTTTTTTCTTTAGCACGTAACCAACTGAAATCTACATGATATACTTCTGCTATTCTACTTCTATCTTTACTCCAAATTACTTCTAAGGCATAGCCCCCATATAATTTAAAATCTATAGCTAGTTTTTTAAATACATCATTCCAACTCTCCTCTCTGTTTGCATGGTCTAACACGTGTGAATGTCCTTCTGTGCATACTAATCCTTCTCCTACTACTCCATCAACTACTGCATTTACACAAGTGTTATGAATAGATGAATTATTATAAAGGTATATTAAAAATTCAGGGAAATTATTATCTAACCCGTATTTATAAAAATCGCTTACCTTTTGTTCGATTGGAAATATTCTATCATCAGCATTTTCGCTGTAGTTTATTTTGCTGAATTTTAATTTTTTATCCATTTTATTTATTTAAACGATATTGCTTATTATATTCGGCTTTTTTTTCTTTATTAGTTAAGTAATATTGTTTATCATATTCTACTAATTTTTTCTTATTGGTTAAAGCATATTGTTTAAGTTTTTCTTTATTATTTGCTTGCCAATTTTTAACGCTTTGTAGATTAATTTGTTTAGTCTCTTTTTGAGTTCTAAATCCTTGTAATCCACCCCCGCCTTTATTTTTATTTTCTAAAGTAAAACCCCATTGTCTAAATTGTTCTATCCAATATGATTCAAGGGGTTTCCACTCTACTTTATTAAAGCTAAATACCTCATCTAATTCTTTGTATTCCCATCCTTTAAATCGTGTTTTGTGATAAGATTTTCTATCACCTGGGTTTTTAGTTTTACCAACGTAAGCATTAGTTTTTTGAATGTATGCGTATATGATAGTCTTTTCCATGGTTGAATCTACGGATAGATATTGGATTTCTTAAGGATAATTTGTGAAAAAATATCCGTTCTCATTTGGAGAAACATAACGATTAAAGCTGGCAGTTTCGTTTGAACTTGTATATCTTGTAAAGCTACCACTTTCATTATTACTTATGTATCTACTAAATGAGGCTGTTTCGTTTGTGCTGACATATCTTATAAATGAACCTGTTTCATTACTCGATATAAATTCAGTTATTACTGGGGTATTACTACCACTTACAAATACTCTTAAATTAGAGAATACACTATTGCTTGTTAAGCCAAATGTATCCCAAGTGTATGTAATACTATCCCAAGTATATGTTGTTGAATCCCAAGTTAAAGCATTTATATCAGCTTGGTAAACATCTAATGAATACCAACCCCCTGCTGCTGGGATATATGAAGCACTAATTTGTGCTATTATATAAGGTGTACTTGTAGTTGATATTACAGTACCTGCTAATATCGCTACATTTTGGTTGAATTCGCTTGAACCACTAAGGTAAATTGCACTTGGAACTACACTTAATGGGTTATTAGGTAGCCAAGCAATAGTATTAATAGGTATGGATTTATCTAAAAACATATTTGCGTGATTACTGCGTTTATCAACGTTTATACTACATTGAAAGGATAGAATCACCGCCTTGTGCGACGGTGAAACTATCCTTCAATATAGAAAATAATTTAAAATTAGGAACCAGATGGTCCAAACGCACTACCAGTTACGATAGTAAGAGGCGATTGGAAACGAGCTACTAATTCAGCATAGGTTGAAGCAGAAATAAACAATGCTGGTTCTGGCTCTCTACTTACAAAAGTAAGTGCGTAGCCGTTTCTATCAGTCATTGCTGTTCCTGTAGAACCTGCGGACGTGGTTAGTGTTACACCATTGTCTCTACCAACATAGATAAACTTAGAAGTACTATCTGAATTGTTAGTTTCAACAATAAGTTTTAAATTAGGATTGCCACTTAATAAACGAATTTGATTTCTTGTGGAAACTTGCATTTTGAAAAATACCGCATTAGTGGTAGTTTCATAAGCAATAGTTCCATTTTCAGGAGTAACTGTTAAGTTCTCTGCAAAATCACTCGTTTCTCTAAACAATTCAAACTTAAAAAATGAACCACTACCACTAATACCTGTAATTAACCCTTCAGTAGGGGCAGTTACACCTGTGATGGAACCACTAAGAATATAAATGTTCTTAATCGAACCGACATTATCGCGGCATCCTAAAGTGTAACCTGATGTTATTTGACATGGAGTTGGCATATTTCTATTGTTTTAAATTGTTTAATAATTAGGCTATTTCGTTACTAACCCAGAATTCAGGGTATGCAATATTAACACCAAGTTTCGTTGCGATTCTGTGACGTAAGGTATCAGTATTGATATCATACCATAATTGGAATTCGCTAAAGTCGCTTAGTAAGTCAGTACCTACAACAATGTGTTTGGAAGGGCCTAATACTACACGATTCGAACCTTGTAATCCTACAGTTCCAACTACTTTAATATTTGGAGAGAATGGATAAGCCATTTCATACAAATTCTTTCTGTTGGTTACTGCACCTGGATCGAAATAGAAGTTATTAGCAGTTCTTAAAGCGGTGATGTAGTTACGGAAGTTTGTAATACTCATGAAGAACGTTAAGTCATCACGATTTGCTACGTCAGCAGACGAAGTTGCAATCATGGTGTCCATAGTGTTCAAAATAGCAGCAGCGCTCATAGAAGCAGCAGTTGTAGGAACAGGAACAACACCACTAGTAGAACCAGTGATAATTCTGTTCAAACCACTAACGGCACAAGTTCCACCGAAAGTAGAAGATGAACCTGAAACTTGCTGCCATAAGAACAAGTCATTTGCTTTTTGGAATTGGTTTACTAACAATTCGCTATAAGCATTTGCTAATGCCCATGTTTCATTATATGAACCTCTACCTAAAGAAGAAATACCAAGATATTTGGTGTCTAAATCTTTCAAACAAAGGGCATCAAATGATGTACGAGGACATACAGTGATGTTACGTTGGGTAAATTGAGCGGTACCAGCGGCTGAAGATACGCAAGTAGAGTTGTTCATAGTTAATGAAACATCAAACAAGTTGATAGGTTCAGTTCCTTTAACACCCTCTTGGACGGTTACATATTCAACGGTAGAACCACCATATACCATTTTTAATACTAATTCTCCAGCAAGTTCGTTATTGAAATTGGCTAGAGACGATACGGATAATGACATAGTAATTTAGGGGGTTTAGTTGGTTGGGGTTGAGTTGATTTTCTTAGTTTTGATAATTTCTTTCATCATAGCATATCTTTTAGGATCTACTACATCAGCACTTTTAGTGTCGATTGAGAAAGTCTTTTTTGGAAGTGTTTTTTCAACAGCAGGCTCAGCAGACATTTTTTCTACTTTTGATTTCATTTCTGCCATCTCTTTTTTAACAAATTCCATTTCGCTTTTAATAATTTCAGCGATTACTTGTGCTAATTCAGGGAATGATAAAGTATCTTCTACTTTTTCACCTTCAGCAAATTTGCCATTTACTGGCTCAATAATATCTACTTTAGTTGGAGTAGCCATTGGATCAGCACTTGTTGAAGTAGTAGTATTAGTTTCTTCGATAGCTGAAGGAGTTACTTGCTCTACCATTTCTTCTACCTTTTCTAACTCAACTACGACACTACCTTCAGTTTTAATTTTGGTGCCGTCTTCAAGCATGTGGTAGCCATTAGGTGCAGGTATTTCTTGTCCTTCAGCTGTTCTAACT